TTCTTTTTTCAAATTTTGAAAATCTATTTACGTAATACTGAGGTGTTTGAGAGGTTTGTTACTTATTTGTTACTAAATAAGTACGTTTTAGTGATAAAATTCATTGAAAAAATAAAAATTCCTATCCTTATTAATATATACATATATACAAAAAAACAACCCTAGCTTTTTAGCTAGGGCATTTTAATGTAAATATTCAATTGTAAATTTTAACGTCGAATAAAATAACCAATAGAGCATTTTGATTATAATACAATTAAATTTCTACAATTTGATTATACTTCTAATTAGACTTTTTTCAAGTAGTCTCCTGAAAGCCAACCTGAAGGAGTTCTAGCCCATCCATTCTTCCATTCGTAAACGGTTACACGTGTTCCCCTTTCAAGACATCCGTCCTTATCTTTATCATGTTTTTGGCCATCTTTTGTTAATTCATCATGTCTTTTTCTACGATAACCAGTTCCTGGTCCTGTTCTTACTGATAGATCGCTTGCTGTTACTTCATATGTTCCTGTTGTTTTTGCATTTGATGCAGGTTGAGACGCTGAAGTTGAAGTAGGTGTTGTAATAACAGTTCCATTTACAATTTGATCAAACGGAAAATTAGTTCCTGGGCAATTAGTAGAGCAAACATCCTTATGTTTTTGAACTTTAGAAATTCCATATTTTTTCTTTAAATAAGAAACTAATTCTCTACCCGCATTAATTTGTGTTTGACCCATTGTTTCTGTCATATAGCTTCCTTCAAAGCAAATTCCAATAGAATCACTGTTAGATCCTTTGGCATGACTTCCAACGACTTCTTCAGGTCTGCCTCTATAAATAGATCCATCTTTTCTTACAAAAAAATGATACCCAATACCTGCCCATCCATTTGCTAAATGCCAGCTATGAATATCATCTGCAGTACATGATTTTGATTCAGCATGGTGTAAAATAATTCTCTTTGTTGAAGTTCTATTTTTTAAACCACCATTCCAGTTATATGTTTTTTCAATAATATTCATTTTTTATTTCCTCCTTAATTTTCTTCAACGTGTTTAATTGAATACCGAACACAACATTCATGTTCAATACAACATCCTCGATACTTTTCCCAATCTTTACAGAAATAAGCAATGTTAGCTTGACCTAAAAGCTTGATGGATTCTCCTAGATACCAAAGAGGTGTTTTTGGTTCGCCATCAAAGAACGAATCAATCACTTCAATTTCTTTATCAGGAAATAATTCTTTTACATTGCATAGCACCCTTTCTCTTTCATCTAGGATTTCTTTATCCGTTTTTCCTGCCATTGGTTGACTAATGAATAGTTTCATTTATAACATCCTCCTATTCAAAAAATACCCAGTCATCCGCTAACATATCTGTTTGTGATGGTGCCCAAGGTACAATATTTTTCTTTGCATCTAGATTATCAGTTTGTAAATTAGATGAATCTATACAAACAAAAGGATTTGTTGTTGCATCTGTTTCACATAAATGAATAAAAATTCCTTTACCATTCCAACCTTTTCTAGCAAGCTTCATTCCTCTTTTTAGATATTTGATAGCTTCATCAAAACCAAAAGTAGCTTTTCCTCCTAGTTCGGGACAATTTTCTTCATCAGCAAGAACCCATTCATCATCAAGAATATTAGATAAAGTATAGATAACTCTTTCAGTTTCTCTAATATCCATCTCTTTTCCTTCTTTGGTATGCATGATGATTGTTTCTTTTTCATCATCCCAATACCAATATCCGCCCCAAGATGGGAGCTTAATTTTTTCTCCGCTTTGCATAAGCTTAAACGCTCTTCCGAATTTCATTGTTATTCTCCTCCTTGTAATATAAAAGAGAGCTATTCGCTCTCTTCATTTTTATTAAAATGTAACTGATCTATTTCTTCTTTCATGTGAGTTACCATTCCATTGCCACCTAAATCATGATAAGCACTGTACATTTCATTAAAATTTTCATATGCGTAGCTTGGAATATTTCCTCTCTTTGTATATTTGGAATGATATTCAATCAATTGTACTCTTAAAAGAAGCATAGTCCCTCGTGAATTAGCATCACGTGACTTCTTTTGATTTTGTAATAACCAAACAATATAGCCTAATACAATAGGCAAAGCAATAGTATATGTTTGCATCAAAATTTCTTGCATATATACACCTCTAATTTTCTTTATTTTCAATCAAACGTGTAAAAGCTTGATGTAGTCCCGTTGATGCTAACCCACAAATTGCACCACCTACAATAGTTTCAACTGTAGTATTATTCATAACAATACAATTTAAAATTGCTCCTTCAATAAACACGATTGTTGGGATGTATTTGTTATTAACATCCTTAATCCATTTTTTTACAACATATCCCGTTGCTAAACACCCAGACATAACTACTGGTACAAAATAACCTGTAATGAAACTTAGATCCATATTCATTTCCCTCTCTTTCTACACTTCTAACATAAACTCAATTAACATTAATTCTCTAGGAGTCAACTCAGCTTTATTGATATCTTCTACAGTTACTTTTCTAACATCAACGTTGATATCTTCATCTTGAAGTTTTTCAATTTCTTGTAAAGCTTCTTGTAACTTGTCTTCTGGAATGTCATATTGACGTGTTGCTTCATCAATGATAGCTTTTCCGTTTTCATCCTTGTTTGCAGCTTCTTCTAATACTTTTGTACGTGCATCATCATAAGGCTTTAATTCATCATCCAACAATTTAATATTTTTTCCTACACGATATGCTACTATGCTAGACATACCAGCCGTATTATTTAATTTAACCAATACATTTTTACTGTTCAAAATATCTTTAATTTTCATTCTTATTTTCCTCCTTGTTTATCGCTAGATGCACTAGAATTTTCAATAATTTTATCTTGTTCTGTAAATGCTTCATCCTCAAAATCAGCTTCAATTTTTCTAATAGCTTCTCTGTTAGATTTGTAAAGTTCCATGTCATATACATAATCAGTGTTAAATGAAATAGATTCCCCATTTTCGTTGATTGTAGCGGAAATAGTTTTTACCATTTTTCCATCTACATAAATTTCTTTAGTTAAAGTTACATTTTTATTTCCCTTTGTTGTAATTTCCATTTTTGATATTCTCCTCTATTTTTTTAAGTTGTTTTGATATATTTGAGAGTTGCGTAATCAATTACTATACATGTTAATCAAAATCATGATAAACGTTTTTTTGTATAATACAAAATGGCAGTAACACTATATCCACTCCAGTCCGAACTGTTGTTGATTATTTGAATGCTATTTCCATTTACTCTCGCAAACATATCATAGAATGTGCCCGATGTGACATTAGAATAATAAACAACTGGCAATCTATAAAGACCATCGTCTCCTTGAACAAATACATCATAATCAACAAATTCACTTAAATTAATGATATCATGCTTGATATTTGACGTTTCAGCTTTAGATAGTACCCCTGTTGCTTTTATAACTTTTGTATATATTTTTTTACCATCAATCCAATATTCACCAGTCCATTGTTCTTCGGTTGAATATTTAAAATAAACATCCTTTTTTCTAACTTTATTTCCAAAAAAATCAATAAAACTCATAACTTTACTTCTAAATCAATTAATTTAAACAATGCTATCCAGTTATTTTTGTATACCATAATGTCAATACAACATCATATCTTGTGTTTCCATTAGTATTTATATAAACATCACCACCCGTAGTGACAAACAAATCAAGGTCTAATTTGCTTCCGTTCATACCACTAATTTTATCGCTTGCTCTCATAGAATATTCATACCTTATATTTCTATCAAAATTAGGAATGTTAGTAATTTTCTTAAAAGTATTGATCGTTCCTAAATTGTAAGATACCTGATAGATTTTGTGTCCATCTATCCAATATTCGCCCGTCCATTGTTCATTGGTTGAATATTTAAGATATACATCCTTTTTCTTGACAAAATTTCCAAAGAAATCTACGAAAGCCATTGGATATCACCCTTTAAATGCTTACTAACTAATCTAGAAGCTCACCTTCTTTCCAAGGGCACAATATCTAATAGTAAATATTGCACCCCCCCCCCGACGATTTTCGCTGTATTATGTTTCATTTTAAAATACCTCCTAATTAAAAATCATATGTTGATTGTAACCCAAACATATATACTTGTTTGTTATTTATCTTAAATGTATACGCCTTTGCAATAACTTCTAAAGAATTCGAAGCGGATATTTTTAAAGAAGGTCCTGAATTATCAACTTCTATAGCTCCAACAGAATTGGTTGAAGCGTTATAAAAATTCAAAAGTCCTCCGGAAATATTTATGCCTCTTTCTAAAGATGTGTTATTTGTATCTCCATAAGCCTGATATCCAATATCAATCATTCCAGCATACAATTTTGTTCTATATTGCATACTATCTGCCTTATTATACTGAACCGAACTTAAAGATGCGTCAGACGTCAATGACATCTCATTCCAAACCGACATTCCTCCATCACTTGACGAGATTTTCGTATCTTCAATCTTCCATCCACCAATGGTTCCACTTGTGGCAGTTAAGACACCCGATGAAGTAACAGAAAACTTGCCATTGATAGATATTGAACCGGCGGTAACAGTTCCTAAATTGGCTGAGATTGCGCTAAGACTGCTTACATTGAGCTTATCTGTTGTAATGGCTTTGGATGCGATTTTATCCGCTGTTATAGTTCCAGATGCAATTTGCAATGCAGTAATGGAACCCGTGTAAATCTTCGCTCCATTGATAAATGTTTTATTGTTTGCTGCGCACCATGAACCTATAGTTGCAGGTTGAACAATATCAAACCCGTTTGATGGACTTGTGGTTGGCTCTACATAATAAGGATAAGTTGAATCATTAAGATTTGTTTTTGCTGTATAAATTGTTGCGCTGTCATTGACTTGTGGCGAATAAATATAATATGTTCCCCCACCTCTTAAATAAAAGACGATTTTTGATTTAAATCCAAATTGAGTAATGTATGCTGGCATTTTATCGCAAAATGAATAATAATTATCTTCTATCCAACCATATCCGTTTGTTGTTCCCCAACCACTTGCTTTAACATTTGCTTTTAAATTGCACGTGAAGCCTCCTGAATGAGTAGCCCATGATGGTTTCGTTCCTGAATTTAATTGAACATTAACTTCATAAGTATATGTCCCATTTGTCGGTATTCCGGCATTTAAAAGAACTGGATAATACTTGCTGACATCATAAGAACTAGAAGCTAGACTGACAGTAATTTGATGTCTTTTTAACGTGTTACCATTTAATGTATCGGCAAGTGATTTCGCACTGTTCGCAGTTGTCAAAGCACTGCTGGCATTGCTATTAGCGGTTGATGCCGTACTGCTTGCACTGTTTGCAGTTGTTAACGCTGATGATGCAGTAGATTTAGCGCTATCCGCTGTACTTTTTGCTGTATCTGCTGTGCTCTTAGCTGTTGATGCTGTAGATTTGGCAGTATTGGCTGTGCTTAAAGCTGTAGACGCATTACTGCTGGCATTGTTGATTTTAGATTGAGCATCTGAATTTAACCCGCCAAATGATACCAAACCATTTAGGTTGATTTGACTGGCAACTAATGTAGCGGTTCTATCTGTTAATTGAAAATCTGTTGCACTTGTTCCTGACTTAACCAACCATGAGAATTTTGTTGCAGTTTGGTCGGCTACAGTTTTGACAGAAGAAATTGATGTATTAATATCTTCAGGAGCAGGTGTCCAGTCAGTAACTTTGTTACCTTCTTCGAGTTTTTCCCACTTTACTGATACAGTACCAGAGCCAACACCTGCTATTAAACGCGGTAAAATAATTGTTTTACTAGATCCACTATTTTTAGGCATTTTGAAAGTAACCCAATATTTCGTCATTACAGTTGAAAGAGTAAAAATACAACTGCCATCAGGACTATTATACGTATTACCTTGACTAGTAATACTTGACGTAACAGTATTAGGACTGTAAAAATATGCATATATTCTATCGCCTGCAACACTTGATTTAGCCCAAAACGATAATGTATAAGTATCTCCATTTAAAGGTACAGAAGTTACCCACCAAACTTTGTCACTATAACTTGACGAAGGATAAGTATATACTTGTTCAGTAGCATGACTATTTTTAAGTAAGTTCCGACCACCAACTTGCAAATTATCAAAATCAGTTTTCTTAGTATAGTAATCACTGACAATATTAGTGATTCCATCTTTTGTCAGTTTTTGTTCTGCTGTTTGAACACGACTTGTCAAGGAAGTAATATTGCTGTTTGCAGTGTTCAATTCTGTTTTAGTTGCATACGTTTGAGAAACGCTTGTTTTAAATCCGCTTAGATCGCTTTTTAATGTATTGACTGTAGTACTTAATGAACTTACAGTTGAATTATCAGCTTTAGTTTTAACAGTAGATTCCAAGCTTGATACAGTATTGCTCAATCCTGATAAAGTTTGCTCAAAAGTTGATTGCTTATCACTGATTGTTGTTATTTGTGTTTGTGTATCTTCAGGAGCAGGTGTCCAGTCGGTAGCTTTATTACCTTTTTCTAGTTTAAAATTTGATAAGATAATGTTTTGTGCTCCAGAAGGTCTATTACTATAGTCATCAATAATAAAATCAGCATCTGCACCTATTGTAGAAGCCATTTGACCAGTTGCAAAATTTCTACCATTTTTTGTGATATAAAATTTGAAAGATGCTAACTGGTTGTTTATACCAAATGACCACTTACACCCATCCGGAACTCCACTTGCATCAAAAGAGATGGTATATGTTTCTCCTTTAGTTAAAGATACCCATGGTTTCAATGTGAAGTACGTATCTTTATCGTTTCCCACTAATTTTATAGATTTATCGTTAATTTTGATAGTTTGAGCACCAGCTTTTATATATTGTTTCAACAAGTTCCGACCACCGATTGACAAATTATCAATCTTATCAGTAGTGTTTTTTAAGTTATTTTGAATTGTTGCAATTGTACTGGTATGACTGCCAAGTGTACTGTTTAAACTGTTTACAGTTTGGGTCAACGAACTGTAATCATTTTGTAATGTTGCAACATTTGCTTTGGTTGTTGAAATGTCTCCTTTTACAGTTGTGATATCCGTTTTAGACTGTGTTACGTCAGTAATTAGTGTATTGATTTTTCCATTTGCCGTGTTGATGGCAGTTGTATTTGATGTAACTTTTTCTTCAACAGATTTTATTTGTGACAACGCATTAGATGCATCCGTATTCGCATTTTTAGCGGAAGAAAGTGCTGAACTAGCAATATCATTAGTACTTTTAACATTATTTTGAATTGTTGCAATGGTCTTTTCCTGGTTAGACAAAGAAGTTTCCATTGATTTAAAAACAATATCCAATGTTTGATTCTTATCATCGAATTTTATTTGTGATGATTTAATTGCAGTAGTACTTCCATTTATTGAGCTAATCACTGAATCTATATCTAATTTGGAACCAGCAATTCCAGCATTTTCTTTTACATTCGAATTATCAATAACTTCTCTTGTTACCCCTTTATCAGTTAGACCTAATGGATCAAACATAAGATTTCCTGCTTTATCCCAAATGTAAATATTGTAGTCACCTTCACTATCTTTACCGATTTGTACACGTGTCCTTGAACTGTCAGCAATTTTAATAGTGTTATCTTTCCAAGTAGACTTGCCATCATTTGAGTGGACAGTAAGTTTAGTTGTATTGATGTCGATACCTTTCAATTTATTAAAAGAAAGACTGTCAATCATAGCGTCCTTTATCAATGCATTTTCGATAGTTGTATTTTTTGCATTTAATACGATTGTCTCAGTTGATCCAGCTGTTACCGAGCCACTTAACAGAGTGCTAATCTTAGCTAAATTTGCATTCAAGTTTGTAATATTTGCATTTGTAGCATTTAAATCACTAATCTTAGCAAAAACTAAATAGGCATCAGCAGAGTTTAATTTATCCGTATTTAAGTTTTTAATCGAACCTTCATTGGCTGTTACTCTACCCGCAATATCAACATTATCAGTTTTGATTTGCTTAATATCAGCAGTGATGCCTGTAATATTAGTTGTAGTTAATTCTTTAAATTTGCCATAGTCTGATTCTAAAGTATTGAATTTACCACTAACTGTCTCTAAAGCATCAATCTTTGCATAAGAAAGTTCAGCTTCATTGGCACTTAGTTTTTCAGCATCTAATTTTTTGATACTGGCTTCTTGTGCAGACAACGATTTATTAATATTGGCTATATCGGTATCAATTCCATTAAACTGTCCGTTAATTGCGGTGAATTTTTCAGCTGTTAAATTTTTGAAATTGACAACATCATTTTCTACATCCTTTGCTGTATTGATTGCATTATTCAACCCTTCTTCTAAAATCGGCTCACTAGTTGATGAGCTTCCATCGGTCCATGTAGTATATTCTCTAGTCCAGTAGTAACATCCTTTAACCCAATCTTGCTGTTTTTCACTCCACGAACCATTGCTACATTCCGTATCCGATGTAGAAAGATAATATTGTGTAACGTGTGTTGCAACTCCTTTTCCTGTTTTTCCTTCTATCTTTGCCCAAATATAATCACTAGGATTTTCAGAATTATACATTGAATTATCGGTATACTGTCCCATGTATGATTTTCCGTTTGGATTAGATGACATATTTTTACCGTTTTCATCATCAGCATACATAATGTGAACATAGGCATTGTCACCTTTTTCACCATTTTTTAAGAACATACAAGTAACTTCACAATTTGCTTTTATGTTTTGACCATTTAACGCTTCAAATCTATAAATAGCTTTATCTTCAAAATCAGATGCCTTAACAGTTATAGTTTGATTTGTAGAAATCTCATTTCCATCTTTATACCATTTGATTTTGTAATTTGATGTTATGTCATTGCCATTATCTTTTATAAGAGCTGTAAGTTTTGATACATCATCTCTATTTTTAAATAATATTCCGTTATCTGTGCCAATAGATGCATCATATAACTTATTTGCATTTATCAATAATTTCATTTCATCAATCAAATTTTCATTGATTTGTGATTGTAACTCTTCGAAATTGTCAAAAGTCGTCTTACAGTTATCTCTATTTGTGAATGATATTGACTGTTCAGTAATTCTAGCTTCTAAATATAGCGTTGGAGCGTATTCACTATCTTCAATAATGAATGTATCTCCTATTTCGGCATCGATATAACCGTCAACGGTATATGATACTTGCGGAACACAATTCTTTTTTAATTGAGCCAACGCTTGTCCGTATAACGTTTCTGGATTATCTGTATCATAACTCCAAACTTTGCAGATGTATCGGCCATTGATATCAGCCATTAAAGTCGATGGAAACCTATCTCTCGCTTGAGGAGCAAGAATTTCAGATGTTCCTCTAGGGCTTGAGTATTCTAGGTTTCCTTCATCATCATATTCAACTTTATTTAATCTAGATACATTTAATCCATCAGCTCCTGTAGGCCTAATTGCGGTATAAAGTTCGGTAATATCGCTTTTTTTTGAAATTCCTCTAATTTCATTCCCATATCGAATATTTCCTTGACCTCTCTTGTCATTTCCAAGCCCTTGATGTTTGCTGTCATGTTCTCGATAAATATTCATAACGATCCTTTTTAAAGAATAATTTCTATCAAGTTCAGTAACAAATTCTAGTTCAGCATCAAAAACATTTGCTAAAGAAAATAATCTAGCAAGAATCGTATCAGTTCCTTCCCATTCATAGGTGATACGTTTATCAAAGACCTCATTTGCTCCGATTACGAATGGTTTTTCAAAATTAAAAGCGGTTATATATTCTTCAAAAGACATTGCTCCTGTTGCTTTGTATGGTCCGGTCTCTTCGTTCGTTAATTCCAAAGAGAGGCCATAAGCAGTTACTGTTGTATATACCTCATCCCTATCTACATCAACAATATTCAGATAATACCCTTTATCTTTGTAAATGAACGATATTTTATTCCCGACAGTAAGATATTGAGCATCTTCATAGTCAGTAAATGTTTTGAAACTGTAAGTATATGCCCCACCTTTTAAATATGTATGTAGTTCATCGTTCCAATAATGCATTGCTTTTGAAATTGAATTATCAAGAAAAGTGCATACTTCATCATATGCGCTCAATACTGCGATTCTAATATATTTCATTTTTTTACAACCACACCTCTCTTATTCTTACTTTTACTGTCGGCTGAGTCTTAGTCCACTCACTCACATGAAATTTTATTTTTGTTTCTCCTGGAGGAATCTTGAAATAACTTGTTCCAAGAATTTCTTCCTCTTGTTTTTGCATTCCGTTAACGAAGAAGTGCGAGGTATCACCTTCAATTGTTATGACTGAGCCCTCAGCAAATCTATTAGGAACATCTTTCCATTTTTCAACATGCATTTTTTGAAATCTAAACGTATCAAAACCATAGTAATGCAATCTAGCGTGATTATCATATTCTTTGATACCTATTTGAATCTTTGTGCATTTCATATCTTTAACTTCAGGAACTGTGAATTTGTAATAACTTCCCCAGTAGAAGAAAGTTAGTAAATCTCCTTCTTTTCTTAAATCGCAATGTCCCCAGTCACTGTACCATGGATTTTGAGAATGCAAATGTGATGTTGTGTAATACCAGGTTCTTAACACTTTCCAAGGCATTGACGAACCATTTGAATTTGGTTCTTGATAAGTAATTAACTGATAATAGCCTGTATTTCCTGATTTATCTGTTTTAAACCAGTTACACCCTGCTATGAGTTTGTTATCTTCCGTTAGAAAAGCGATAGACATTTCTCCAGTTTGTCCCATTGCACCAGCATAGAAAATCAAATGGAAATACGAATACCAATTCTTGCACCCTTTTTCTCCATTTGAATCTAAAGGAAATTCAAAAGTTCTAAGCCCACCACCAGCGGTGTTATATGGCCTACCTGGATTATCAAGAACAAGATAATCCTTGGTAAAAGTGCCATAGTCTCCATTTGTGGAAATTCTTCTAACTCCTAAAGCTCCATTCGAACCATATTTAGGATGCATTACGTCATACCCTCCTACGTCATCAGGAACGCTAGTTATATCACTTAAATTTGCTAAAGTTTCATTTTGCTCATAGTCTTCTCCGTCAGCTTCATCAATTTTACCAAACTCCATAACACCATGTTCAGATACAATTCCTAAATATCCTGTTTCGGCATTGTTGGTTACTTCATAATCAATAGTAGCTGATTCAGTTCCATTGTTTTGAACGTTGACAACCAATTCATCATCTTCAATAACACCTTCAAACTCTTTTAAAACAGTTGAATATTTGCAAGGGTCAGCGCAATAGATTTCAAACTCACCGATAACGCTATTTTTCCCGGGTTCTATATCTGTATTTCCTTCTTTTGTTCCAATAAAGTATTTATCAGGTTCGTCATTAAAAATAATTTTAACTTGTTCCGCATTTAAAATTTGATTCATTCTATTAAACGCTTCTCTAAATTTTCTATCAGTATCACATATCAATTGAAACTTTACTGTGATTGTACGAGATGGATATGTCTTATATTGATATTTAGAACCACTAATTCCATCAACAGAGGAACTTTTAATAGAAGCGGACATTAATTCACGTCCGCTCACATTTAATGTTCTATACCCTTCTATTTCATTTTCAAGATAAACTCCGTTATATGACATTGCTTCAGCAGGTAGAAACGATTCAATATCATCATCTACATCTATGAATTTATAAGACATTATTTATCACCTCTCAATTTCTTTAAGAATTTTTCATCTTTCTTAGTGTTCTCTTGATCGTATTTATAAGTAGCTTTGCTGATTTCTTTTCCGTCCATTTCGTTTGTAATATTGAAATAGTATTCATTCTTGTCAGCATCTCCTCCATTACTGTTGATATAGTTATCGTTGTAATCTACATAATGATCCACGGTTATTGCTCCCATTTCTCCCGCAAATGAATATTGCATACCGAGATTACTAATATCACTTACATAAGAAGATACTGTGTCAAACATCATTTTAGCTTGATTTGCAATTAATCTAGCTTTACCTTTAATACCTTTAGCAACTCCAGTATCAAGCATTCTACCTACCCAAGAGCCCCAACGTGAAGGTGAATGGATACCAAAGAAACCGAGAACTTTATCTTTGAAACCGCCTAAAACACCTTTAGCTGCATTCCATAACTGACCAGCAGCACTTGAAATACCTTTAGCTATTCCTTTGATAATATTGATACCGACTTCTAACCAGTTTGTATCCTTGAAAGTTGAAATAATTTTCTTAGCAACCTTAGCCACACCCGAAATAACATGAGGTATTGCTGAAATCAATCCTGAAACCAACTTCAAGATAATTTGAACACCTGCGGTCATGATTTGAGGAAGATTTGTAATAATTGCGCTTAAAATCGCTCCTATCAACTCAACTGTAGCATTGATTATTTGCGGTAAATTATTGATTAAACCATCAACTAATGTATTGATGATTTCTACCGCACCATTAAGGATCGTTGGAAGATTTCCACTGATTGTATCAATTAATGTTGTAATAATTTGGATTGTTCCTACGACTATTTGTGGTAGCATTTGAACGATACCAGTTGCAATATTTTGAAGTATTTGAACTCCCATTTGTATCATTGTAGGCAGTTTCGTTTGAATTGCTGTTGTAATATTGGTAATCATGCTTTGAATCCCTACTAATATTAAAGGCATATTATCTAGGATACCTTGTGTAATTGAAGTAAGCACTTGTAGTCCCATTCCTAATAACTGTGGAACTGCATTTAATATTGCACCACCTAAAGTACCAACAATTAGCAACGCGCTTTTAACAATTGATTGAGCGTTAGCTGATATTCCTTGAATAATCGAATTCAATATTTGTATACCTGCATTTACAACGAGTGGCAATGTTTTGGATATTCCAACTGATAAATGAACAAGTAACTGCGCTCCTGAGCTTGCTAACATAGGCATTTGACTGGTAATCCCTTTTACGAAATTACTTATTACTTTTGGCGCTTGAGTAACTACAGTAGCAATCATTTTATCTATTTGTCCGCCAAATTGACTGTTTACAATCCCTAGTCCTGCTACTACCAATCCTAAAATAGCTGCAGGTCCTACTGATCTCATAGCGATTGCAAATACTTTAGTTAATCCTGTCATCATTGTTGACATAGCTTTCATACCGACATTAGTACCCGTTTTTAGTCCTTTACCTATGTTGTTTCCTAATAATCTAGAAGATTTGCTGATTTCATTCGAAACAGAATTAAACACCTTCCACATTTTAGGAGCATCACTAGAAAACCTACCTGTAGCACTTTCAAATTTGAATGACACTTGAGCAATCGAATCACCCAAACTGTTTACTTTGTCTTTTCCAATAGACATGCTACCACTCATTAAATTTTTAAAATTATCAATACTTGATCTTGTTGAGTCAGGTATTAATTTTGAAAATTTATTTTTTAAGTTATCTAGATATAGTGATGATTTGTTTAAAGCGTTCGATAAAGCATTTCCTAATGCTTTTGATTTTTCTTGAAGTGTGGATAGAGTTTTATTTAATTTAGGAATTTTGTTATTGAGAGTATCAAATCCTCCACCTAGAGCTTTTATATAATCAACACTTCCAATCGCTACTGTCAGTCCAGCTAAAATAGATCCTGTCTGCATAGCTAATCCCTTAAGGTTATCAAAATTTGCAACAGCCTGTACTAAACCTCCGTTAAACTTTTTAGTACCATCATCTAATAATGTGTAGCTTCCGAAAACTTTGTTTATTCCTTTTTTGACATCATCCAACATTTCTTGAATTTTAGGCAACCCTGAATTACTCAACATTGTATCGATAGCTGAAATCGTTCCTTCCATGCCGCTTTTAATAGCAGTTTGGATATTAGCAAACGATGTCTTAATTCCACCACTTGCTTCTAATGCCATTTCAGCAAAACCACCTGTTCTAGTAGAACATTCAATCAGGGCATCATTTAATTGATCAAATGTAATTTGCCCAGATTGTAACGAACTATATAATTCATTAGAAGAACCGCTTGCAATTCCAAGTTGCTTTGCTGTTTCACTCAATGCATAGCCCATTGTTTCTTGTAATGTTCTCCAAGACTGCATATCAACAGTCCCTTTTGAAAGCATCTGTATATACTGCTCCATACCTCTTGATGTATCTGAAACAGAAGCCGAACTAGCCAGAAAAGCATTGTTCAAAGCTAATGTTGTATCAGTAGACTTATCTAGATTACCTGTTAAAACAGTAAGTCTTTGTGATGTTTTAACAACATCATCTAAAGCCGTTGGTAAACCTTGTATACCATCCTTCAACTTAACTGTCGATTTATTCGCTTGTTGTGTACTATATCCGAGATTAGTTAATACTTTCGGATATTTTGTTAATGTATCATATCTATCAACTGCACCGCTGACTGAGCTTGTCAGCATATTAGCACCTGCAGATAACGCTTTAAAAACCCCTATGCCACTAGCTATTTTCATAATTGAACTTTTAGCGCTTTCGCTAGCACTTTGAATACCAGAAAGACTGCTACTTGCACTTTTCATTGTGGATAAAAAATTTGAATCAACTGCGCTTAATACCGCTTTAACACTGTATGTTTCCACTTATTTTCACTCCCTTTCCTGCTTCTTGACAAGTTCCATTGCTCTTTGAATTTTAGAAGAAAGAGAGCTGATATCTTTTTTACCCATGATTTGACTTTCTATTTTCTTTCTATTAAAGAATTGTTTAAAAGTACGATAGAAATACCTGCCACTTTTCTTTTTAGCTTTAGCTTGCCTAATAGCCCATGCAAGAAGAAATAATTCCTCTTGCTTATCAATGGATTTTAGAGCAGCTCCATTCATCAACATTCGATATTCTGTGATTGTTAATCTGTTTATTTTATCAATGTCATTGATATTCAAATATCTAAAGCAATTGCTCACTATAGATTCATAAGACGTTCCCTTTGTTTTTCCATTGCTTCCTCGTTCTTCTTGATATCTTCTATGATTTTCATTGTTTTTAACTTGGATGCATTCGACTTTTTTAATTCTTCAACTACATCCTCAAATAATTGATCTATATCAGTAGAATCATTATCAATATAGCTATCTAAGATATCTTGTGTGATTGTTGTTTTTTCTGTTTTGTTAGCTGCAATCAAGCAATCAACTAAAGCTACCGTGCTCTTTGATAAAAGGTTAGGTACTAATGTTTCCAACCCCGCTCCAAACGTCATTCCATCTTGCTTAACAGATGCTTTTCCATCGAGATATCTGACAAATCCAATTCCAAATCTAAAATTGTAAACATTTTCATTAATAATTAATTCCATTTCTTTTTCTCCTTTAAATAAAATAAAAAAACGAGTATTTCTACTCGCTTATCCTTCAGCTGTAACATCTTTGAAAACATATGATGCGATTTTTTCTTGCTCTTTTGTCAAAGATGCATAGCCATCTGCACCATTGCCGTTTGCTCCAAATGTTAACGATACTTCCACATTGCCATCCGCACTTGAAGATGTTGAACATTCTGTTAAAAATCCTTGATAATATTTAGCTTTATATTTTCCTTGATTAGTGCTTTCGCCTGGTTCGGCTAAATTTACTTCCCAACATTCAACCAATTTATCGCCTAGCATAGCTTTTTCTAATTTATCAATCATTTCGTCACCTTTTGTTAATAAAGATGTACTTGTAATTTCAATTTCAGCAGATCCAGGTGTACGAACATTTCCGTCTTTAGTGGCTGTTGAATCAGCATCTTTTGAAGCGGTTCTTTCATTTTCAGTAGTGAAAGCCAACGCTCCTGCAGATTTTGTTTTTGAATCTTCAGCGACTCTAAAGAGATAAACTAATTTCTTCCCTGAAACAGTTTCAGGAGAAGTACCTGAAAACATTTGTAAATCAATTTTTCTATTCACTTGTTTTTCCTCCTTGTATTTTTTTGGCTTTTGGTGAGGACTTGAATTCAAATTCAATAATGCAATGCATAAGTGGTGTTGATGTAGTAGTATCGGTCAAGATACGTTGATCTGCATTCCTTACATCCCACTTATAATTACTCGTATATTCAAGGCTTCTTGCCAGTTGCTTAATTGTATATGCCATTTTTGAGACAGTCCCTCTTTTTTTAGGTGTATCATTCCATATATGGATTGTCTGATAAACATCATTAAAGATTGCTGTCTTATTACCTAAATCATCAGTTTGTTGACTGTCGGCAATATAGATAAAAGGATATGGGGTATTTTCAGGAGGCATATATCCATCAAAAACCATATCCTTATATATTTTTTTTAATTCTACTAAAAAGTAGCTGAATAATTCTTGTTGAGGATCCATAACCAACACCTCACTTAAATAATTTGTTTAACTCTCTTTTGAAGATTTCTTTTTGAATGTTGAAAGATGGTCTTACAAAGGGCTGGGCCGACATGAAACGTGTTCCATATTCAGGGTAAGGTGAATAGTATGTTGTTGGTTCAACCGTTGCTGTTAAATTCAAATCAGTAAATGTACATCGAATACTTCTCTTTGTTGTGCCTGTTGCATACCCCTTAACGAAATTAGCATTTCTTGTCATTAAAGTTTGCAATTCAGCACCATTCTTTTTTACAACTGTTCTGGCATCATCGAGAGTAGCATTTTTTTTGAGTTTAGCCTCCAATTCCTTGATGCCTGTAATCTTAATACTTCTACCCATTTTGTACCTCATGAACGATAAATGAATGTTTATTTCTAAGGGTTCTAGAATAATCCACTCGATAAATCTTATTATCAATTCTAATAGAATCGTAGGACTTATCATAATGGTTTTGAATATGAATCGTTTTACTTCCTTGCTTGATAGAACCATAAACAACTTGCATTGTTTCAGTCCTTGTATCCATGACAGATGCCATTACACAGGTTTCATCTACTGTATCCTCTTCATAATCTCCGGTAGTAGGATCATACTCACCTTGTGTAACTTTTTGGAAATAAACAGGAGTGTCATATCTCATAAGAATTTGACAACCCCTTTTACTTCATTTTTCTTATTTTTCCATGCTTCTATGTCGTTCAAATACCCTTTAAAATCATTATCACTGAATGACATGGTTTCTCCTTCAACTGAATGATTTGTGACTCCTTCAGAACCAATCTTGTTGTATCTAACAATTGAAACTTCAGTAACGATATATTCTAATTCAGTTGGTACTTCTTCAACATCCAATAGTGTTTTTAAACGATTAGTAGTAAGACGAATAATCACGTCTAATGTTTTGTTAGATTTTTCATCAAAAAAGCCTAACAACGCAGTTACATCATCAATGATTGCCATAACTATTCACTTTTAACTTTTTTAGTTGTTTTCTTAGGCATGTCTTTTTCATCTTCTACTTTGTCATTTCCTGCAACACTTTGTTTTTCATCTTCGATATAAGTAATAAGTGGTGTTTCTAGTTTGTTTTTTGATGTTGCTAACTCAACGATACGTTCCCTAGATGGTTCAAAACCATCTCTAGGGTACATATCACCAGCATTGTAAATATGATCATCATCTGTTAAATCAACGAATCTTTTAATTGCAACATACATTAAGCAGCTTCTCCTGGAGTGATTGTTCCTTTGAATACGCCATCAACGTATTCAACAAAGAATTTAACACCACACATTAATAATGTTTCAATTGTTGCATTGTCTGTTTTAGAAGTGTGAACCATACCCACTAAACCTGTTGTATCACTTGTTAAGCCAAATGTATCAGCAACATCGCCATTGTTTGTTGGAATATAAGCACCAGCAATGTTTTCTTTAGCAGTACCATATACTGTACCTTTTTCTAATTCAGGTGAAACGATGACATCACCTAAACCTAAGAAATCCTTTAAGTATGTGAATCCATATGCAGTCTGTAAAGTAATTTCTTTTGAACCTAAATACTCAGCAATATCATCTGTAGATACAAAATAAATAGGTGTAACTGTTTCATCTTTATAATGTTTAACTAATTCTCCCCACACTGCAGATAAGGCAGATTGTAAAGTTTTACCAGTAGCAGTACCAGTACCTTCTTTTAATGTAGAATAAAAAGTCTTTTTGATTTGTCCTTGAATGACACCAACCATTTTTTCATCAGTTTGATTGATAGCAATATTACGTCCTGAACGTTGAATTGCTTCGGCAGTAGTTGATTTACGATATTTTTCTAATACTAGGTCAATATCTTTGACTTTCTTTCTAGTTACTTTAGTTAAGCCAATTGTTTCTCCTTCTCCGACTTGAGGAGCAACTGTACCAACTTCCATTTTATAGATTTTGATTGTAGTTCCTGAAGACATTGGAGTTAATTCTGTAACCCCTAATAAGTCTTGTAACTCATTGATATTTGAACTGATTCTAGAAGTATAATCAATCGAAATACCTGGTTCTAAATCAGTTGTGACTGTTGTATTTGTTGGTGCTGCAAATAATTGCAAATTAAATTGTTTTCTCATATATTTCTCTCCTTTTTATTTAAATAATTCAGGATGTTCAGCCATTGCTTTTTGACGTTCAGATCTATTTTTAATTTTTAAGATATCTTCTTTGGTCAATTCTTTTGAACCATCCTTTAAGCGAGGAGTTTTTCCTCTTAAAGCTTCAGCTACAGCTTTTTGAACAGCGTCATTGAAGTTTTTAACAAAGCTTTCTACGTTTGCTTTTGTTGTTTCAGCGTCTTCAGCTACTAGATTTCCTAATAGCTCATCATTAACAACAATTTTTGAATCATTTAAGATTCCTCTTGCAACTTTTGTCATTGCTCCAATAGCTTTTTCTTTTTCATAACCGGCAATTTTCTTTTGAAGTTCTTCCATTTCGTGTTTTCTTTTTTCTTCTTCGGTCATGTTTTTTAAACGTTCAGCTTCTGCAGCTTTTGCACTTTTTTCTTTTTGTCTTTTTTCCCATTCGGCGAATTTTCGATTGATGATGTTGTTTACATCTTCATCAGTGTATTTTTTATCTTCTTTCCCATCATCTGATTTATCTTCAGGATCATCACCACTTGAACCACCTTCTCCGCCATCATCAGCAAATAACTGTAAATTTAAATTTCTTTTTAATAATTTTTCTAATTCTTTTTTCATATTAATTTCTCCTACCCGTATCTTTTAGAGAGTTACACGCCTGCTCTTTTCCGTAGCTTAAAGTTTCCACGCCTGACTCATCCATATCTTTTAATGTCGTAAATGCTTGGACAAAATAAAAAGCGCTACATGCGCTAATTTTTGATTTCTAATTGTACATAATCAGGATATCTATTACTTATATCTCGACACCCAATAACAAATGCTTTAGCAAGTGTTAAGGATTTGCATGTGGGGTGATATACTCCTACAACGCCTTCTCCTTCTTTCAAGGAGTACGTTACTTTATCTTTGGTTATTTCTTCTAAACTGTAGCAAAGTGTTTGTAAAAGAACAGATACTCCTGCACAAACAATATCTTGGCCACATGTATTGTAATTTGCATGACCAACACATTTTACTGCTATATGTTCTTTAGAGATTCCAACTGTAATTTTGATCATATATGTTCCTCTTTTAGAAAATAAAAAACAATCATTCACGATTGCCATATTTCTTCTTATTTCGTTCTAATGCTTTGGTTTTAGGTTTTGGCGGTGGTTCATAACATTCATAAATCTCATGTGTCATATAGTCACACATCATACATTTATATGTAACTTTCTTAATCACACAATGTCTTCTATGATTATAATGTCTTTTTATATCATAAATAAAACAACAATGATGATGTGGTCTTAATCCTTCAGCCATAGACTTCCTCCTTTCTTAAATTTAGATAAAATAAAAACCGACTATTTGTCGGCTTACATCCAAGGTCTATTCCAAAAAGAAGGCCTTATTTTTTTGTCTTGTTCTTCATCAAGAATTGCTACTATGTCTTCCTCTGTATAATAAGGAGCAGCTTTTTTAAAATCTTCAATATGCTTTATAAATTCTTCTTTGCTTCCTATAACTTTAATATGAAATTGGTATTTATCGTAATCAATCATTTATCTTTACCTCCACTATTAAAGTGTATTTATCTTTTTCTTTTTTTACTTCACATATATTGTAGCACACACCTCTTTTAAACAAAACCTCATCTTGATTTTTATAACTTTCTTTTGCTAATGGTTCAATATACAATGCGCCTTTATAACCTTTTGGAATTTTCATAACAAGATTTACATCTCTTAATTTATAATCAAAGTTTTTAAATGATGTAGACAAATATCCTTTCTCTGTTTTCGTAGTACCTTTTAAACTAAACATGTCATTGTCAGAAACATTTCTTTTATTTAGTAGAACTTTACTATCTATTTTTCGATATAAAATTAAATCATCTGGAATCTTTCCTTTACTTAGTGCATGATCTAACATTGCTATTTCCTTTTTGAATTTTCTTTCACGTCCAGTATTTAAAGCAAAATTAATTTGCATAGCAAGATTGCCAGTATATCTTGTAAGAATTTCTTTTTCACTTTTAGATAAAGATGCAATTTGTTTTTTTAAATCATTTTTTACATCTGAAATCTTTTTATATTCATCCAATCTCAAACTGTGTTTTCCATTTGCAAGTCCATCAAGCCATTCATTATAGATTTTTCTATCCATATGAGGGCCTGTTGAACAATGACAATTTGGATGCATTGGCGGAGCATTGTCTCCAGCATTCATCTTTTTAACGGGAAAAACTTTACCATTCAATGCCCTGCAGGTATCACAAGCATCACCAATTCCACATGTTATATATTCATATTCATCAATTCCGTTAGCTTCATATGACCTTTGTTGGGCATCAATTTGAACCCTAGCAAGTTCAGTCCTCATCAATCGCTGTGCATCACTGATTTTAACATTGAAACGTTTTCTTAATAGTCTGGCTAATTCATTAGGATTTTTTCCTTGGATAAGTCCTGTTGCTAGCAAACTCTCAAGATCATACTTTAGCAAATCTTGATGCATCCAAATCCTATCGCTGAATGTTGCATTGTGAAATGATGCGTTGACAATTGAATGTACTGTATCAGCATTATCTAAAATTGTTGGTCCTAAAATACCAGCTTGTCTTTGTATTTCATCAAGTGTTCTATTTTCAAGAAGTTCATCCATGTATTTTTCCAATTCATCATGGCCACTCACTAAAGCTAAACCAATATTCGCTTTTAACAATTCAAGTCTATTAACTTTCATTGTCAAATTGTAAAGTTTCATTTCTTTATTTGCCTGTTTTGAAAAATTCTTTTCTTCAACATACTTTTTAGCTTTTCTTGAATAAACTTCCATATCCAAATTAGAAGCTCTTTTTTTAGCTTCAGCCATTGTGATACCAGTATCCTTTGCATATTTAGCGTAGAAGTTATTGATTTCAGATTGTACTTCATCCATCATTCTTTGATAGATTTCTTTAATCTTCTTATCATACTCTTTTTCATCTTTGATATTCTTCAAGCGTTGTTTTTCTTCTCTTAAACGCCAATATTCAGCGCTGTTCATCTATTATTTGAACATCCTTTTATCAACAATAGATTCTTTAGAAGTTTCATCTTCCTGCTTGATTTTTTCTTTTTCTTCTTGAACATCTTCAACGATTGAAAGAGAAGATAGTTGAGTATCTTTAGAAACAACTCCTTCTAAGTTTTGAGCAATTTGAGTTTCTTCAAGTACGTTTGCTGGATAGTTTTGACTAAACTTATAAGTAACATCAACCCATTTATCTTCATGAACTGTGTTGATTGGGTTACTGAAAATCAGCTTATATCTTCTATCTAAAGCACCAGTGAATTTTCTTTCTTTTGTCTTGGCCAAATTAGACATAGAAAGCAGCTTGTATTTAAGAGCTATTCCTGAACTCGTTCCAAAATTTTCATCATTGATATTTGGCGTCATAGACATTTGAAAAATCAATCTTTCTAAACGATTAATCAAGTTTTCTTGAGAAGTATCCGCATTAGGTTTTTCTAGAAAAGCAATATCTAATTCTGCTGCAGATTCATCAAAATTAATGATCCTGTTATTGCGGATTTGAACAACACCATTTTCATCAAGTCTTGCACCAACGATTTTCAAATAAGCATCCGCAAAGTAATCGACATCATTTGCCTTTTCGCTTATTGCTTTATTGTAGGCATTGATCATTGACCATGTACTTTCAAAAGCGCTCATGCGTTCGGCGTTTTCTACATATTCAGTAACTGGAACACCATCAAATCCATGTAAATCGCCATCACCAAAGCTCATTCCGCCTTTATTGCTAAATTCATATACATAGGAATCATCACTTAGATATCCATGCATAACATTATTTGAATCATAATAATATGTAACAAAATATCGTGGTTGCGGTACGACTGAATCGTCATAAACCATAAATCCTTTTGTTGGTTCAATGTACCTAATACCCACCTTTGCGTCTTCATTGATAAAATACATTTCATAACATTTGCCATAGATACTGCAGTTTTTTGAAATCTCTGCATTGTTATCATCTTGATGATTTCTCTTATCCAATTCATTGATGTAAGTAGCAACCTCTTCATCTGTTGATGATACCTTGATTGGAATACCAATAAAAAAACCGTTAAACGTATCTACTATGTATTTAGCAAAGTTTACGATTATACGGTTATCCGGTTTGTATTGTGGTTTATCCTGGTACATCATAATTGGATAGAACCCTTCATATCCATCTTTTAACTTTTTATATCTTGAACCATTTAATTGCTGGTGCTTAGCAATGTATTTATTCAAATGTTTGATATCCATTGTTTCATCATCGGAAATGGTAAAAATTTCATCTTTTGCAATTACCTCTAATGTCTTCATTAAATACCTCCTTCCAAATTAGTGTTAAGTCCTGAGCCTTTTAAAATTGTATAGATAAAATATCTGATAGCATCCATTGCATGGTCATTTTGCTTAATTGGAGCATCTTCTCCTCGAGCACTCGCTTTAGGATCCCATGCATAGACTGAAAATTCCTTAATTGTATTTCTACATTTACTAAAAAACTTGATTTTGCTTTGATTAAGCATTGTACTGACTAATCGAATACCATTTGATACATCATTCTTAGCTTTTTTAACCCTAAATCCTCTTTTCTTTAGTTCAGCAATAAATGATGCTGCAGAGGGGTCTACAACAATTTGGAATATTTCTCTTTCGTTAAGAAATTTAACTAAATCATCCGCATATTCACTATCAGTTTTTTGAATCTTCGTGTCACGCCCTGAATAGTAATATTCATCAACACAATACCAAATATCATCAGTTCCTTTATTCCAAAGCAAAAAGACCATGGCATTTTGTGTACCATAGTCACAACTGACATATCTATAACTTTTACTATCAATCAAACAATCACAATCATCAACAACATGTTTATCTTTATTAAACATATCATAAATGATACCTTCTGCAACAGTCCAAAGTCCTTTGATGTATCTATCATAGAAAACACCGCTCCATTGACTTTTGTATCTTTGTTTGATTTTCTCACTCAAGGAAAGATTGTCATCCATTGTGAAATGTAAATAAATGATGTTCTTTTCTTTTGTTTTATCAATCCAATTAATTTTAAACCAATGAAATGGTCCGTCGGGGTTGCAGTTGAACCACCATTTTGAACCTTCAACAGAACAACGAGCAGTTGCTTGGTTCACGAATGATTCAGGCATCAAAGCCACTTCATCAAAGAAGCATCCTGCAAGTGTGATACCTTGAATCAAATCTTGAGAGCTTTCATCTTTACCACCAAAGACATAAAAATAATTGGTTACACCTTTTTTAGCAATTTCAACCATGTTATCAGCTCGATGATCTTTCAGTTTATATCCTCTCGACCAAAGCATCAGTTTTAAAATATTCAAAACATTACGTCTAAAAGAACCGATTGTTTTACCACACATTCCAAAGTTGCACTCACTAAAGTTAGACATGGCCCAAATCACATAAGAAAGAGACATTGAAACAGTTTTTCCTGATCTGATTGAGCCATCGGCGATAATTCCATCTTTATCTTTAACTGGTGAATTCTCAGTCCACCAATTCAAAACTTTACGCTGTTTTTTGCTAAAAGGTTTGAATTTGAATACTGTTCTAATCTTCTTCATCTTCCCAATCCTCTTTTGCACTAGCGTTTAATGCTTCCAAGAAACCATCATCTATAATTTCTTCTTGTTCATCGTCAATTGTAATCTTTCTTGTTTGTGCCTTAATCAAATCAATCTTGGCCTTTTGTTCCTTATTAGCCATATTTAAGTGTTTAGATAGCCATTCAAGAGCTTTTAACGAATCACTCATCCTAATAGCTTTTCCATCCATTTCTTCATCATCTAAAAAAGCAATATCAATGTATCTTTGTACAATGTCATTTGAATCAAGAAGTGCATCAGTATACATTTCTTGTTTCAATCTTTTAATTTCTTCTTGAACCGCTGGTTCCTTATGCCAACGAGAAGCCATAACACATGCACTTCCGTAACTTGCTTTAGGTTTAACTTTCAAATAGGCTTTAACCATATTGTGATATTTTAGATAATAAATACAAAAAAGTTGGCGTTCTTCATCCAACTCACTTGATTCTACTATTTCTTCAGCTATTTTTTTGCATTCTTTTTTGGTGTGCACCCTTTTATTTTGGTGTGCACCCTTTTTCTTCTTTTTGGACCACTCGTAACGTCGTGACCATGACTTGACAGTATTAATAGTTGTATTGTATTTTTTAGCAATTTCTTTCTGTTTCATACCGTTTTTGTAATCTTCAAAAGCTAACTCGTGTTTTTCCAAATCATGTCACCACCTCCGTTTTTTCTAACAAAAAAAGCACCTTGAATAAACAAGATGCTATAGATAGCGTTCCGGATTTCAACCGGACCTTTCCCGTACAACTAAAAAAGTTGAAAGATATAAGCGTCAATCACTAGCTACTTCATTTTTAACGCTTGATGATATCTAGCTTATAAATATCAGGCTGTACTCACTCGTATACGAATCACTATCTGTTTCTATTTTTCCATATTTCTTTTACATTTGCAACTAACTTTTTCTCTCTATCATATAAACCATGTGTTCCTTTTTCATCGTGCCAATATCCTTCATGGGTGTGAGGAAGCACAAATTTTCCATTGATTTTATGAGGTTTTCCAGTAATATCAATTTGTTTTCTTCTTAAACCATCATTTGAATATTGAGTTATCGACTTTGGTTTATCATTTTGACCAAGCGTTACATAAATCCTACCATTAGTCATTGTTTCCATAGGAGTGTTTATAGATGAGTTATCATTTTTCCTAATAAATTTAATATTTCCTGATTGAAATACAGTACTGTACTCAGTTCCATAAGCTTTACCTTTAGTACTTCTTCCACTACTTGCACCACGTCCACCCATGACTATTTTACCTCAATCTTTCGCAATCTTTTGATTGTATCATTGTCATACCAAAACACTGGTACACCTTTAAAATCAAATTTAATCCTTTCACCATAAATCAATATCGCATAAGGATGAATCTTCTCTATCATGGCCGTTACTCCGTCTTTCCATACTTCAATAGCAAATGGATCTTGTTTAACTCCAACGGTTGAAATAGCGACAATGCTTTCTTCTTCAATACCATCAAAACAAAATTCGAATGTTTGAAGTTCAGCCCATGAAACGATTGGGATAACTTTAATACCTTGATTTTGCCAGTATTGACCAAGTAATCTACTACGATATGTATTCCATATTTTCATTGCTATAGGCATATCCATGTAAAGGCTAAAGTCAGGAGTGAACACACAATCAAATTGTTTTAAACTATTTATGTACCGCTCGGGCTGATTCCATAGCCTTTCAAACTGGTAATCATCAACAAACATATGTACCCCTACATGTTTATCTTTAGAAGAAAGCATATAATTAAAACTAATTAATTTATCAGGAATGATATTTTCTCTATGAATAACTGGCATTTCAAAATCGCCATCTGTTTCAAATGCATCATAAAGATGCAAGTTGTATTTTTTGATTGTATTTATTCTATCGCTCATAATCTTTCACTGTATTAATGTCCTTTCCAACCTTTTCTAGGAGTTCCAGCACTTTTAACCCAAAGCTTATCAAGTTCATTATTAGCTTTTTTTCGCATTTCATTATGTGCTCCGTCCATCAAATCTAAACTACGTTGGTTATGTCTTGTAACTTTAAGTCCTTGCGTTCTTGCTGCTGATGCTATTTCATTTAAAGTTCTAGGGACTTCATGAACTCCTGAACCGGTTAATCCAGCTCCTCCCAATGAAATAGTGCGCCCATCTTTAGTCGTTCTAAAATGACCTGTTGAACCATCAGAATAAGTAACAGTTAAACCTACTGTTTTTCCTCTACTAACATACGAACCTCTTCCTCCCATACGAATACACCTCTTTCTTGATAAAATAATAAAAAGCAACCGAAGTTGCTCTAATTAGTATTCCTATTTTCTGTTTAAATTATTTTTAAGCTGCTTTATTAAAAAAATAAAATCTATAAACATAACTATTAATAAAATTAACGAAAGTCCTAAAATATATTGGTTGATTATTAATATTTTTCTATTATACAGACAAAATTGTCTAATAATAACATATAATATAATATTCACAATACTTAATATCGTACTGCTATAACCTGTATAAAACAAAATATCTATAAAATCATTTTTAAATAAACTTTTAATATAATCATAACCAATTAAACTCAACACTATTGATAATCCAGTAAAAATAAATCCCGTTAATGTTGCTGAAATCGAAACGAATGAATCCAAATTATTTTTTATTGAATTTCCTGATAAATATTTCGAAAAAAACAAATATACCGAAGTATAAAACATAGCACATGAAAATGTCTTCAATAAATAATTTGTTTTATATTTTACCTTTTTTGATATAAAAAGAGAAACGACTCCGATAAAAATTATTAAACCAATCAGTATATTTTTTATCATTATTATCATTCCTCCTTCTTTATACGTATTATTGTATATAATCTTCAAGTGTATTTTTCATGTTATTATATTCTCTAATAATGATTTTATAAAAATCATCAGCTGTATTTAACAACAGCATATCAATATATGTATATGTTGAAAATTTATAATCCAACAAATTGTAATTTATCATCTCTTCCTCTTCATTTTTTGCATTTAACTTCAAGGACTTCAAATTATCACCATGTTCACTGATTAATGTTTCTTTTATATTAAATATATCCTCTATTCTATGTGTTATAGATTTAGATCTAGCAGGTCTTAAACTTACAGTTATTACAGATTTATCCGTATTTAAATTTTGTAAACTTCTTTTGTTAATACCTGGAATATCTTTAATAACTTCATTTTTAGGATTACAATAAGAAAATTCTATTGTTCCAAGAGTGCTTTTGCTTGCTAATTTTCTAATTACATCATCCGTTGTAATTGGTACACAAGTAAATTCAACATTATCAATCATATCATTAATAAAATTTGAGAATATCGTTTTACTTGGAGTTCCAGATAATACCAAATATGAGAGTATCATATTTGAAAAGTCAAGGTATAAATATGTGTATGATTCAATATTTTCATTGTCTTGTAACTCAATATTAATCAAATTTCCTGTTACAAAATCTCTTTTACCAATTGTATTTTCATTTGCTTGCTTTCCTATACGTGCAAACAATTCACTATCATTAAGTTTAATAAATTCTATAATATAATTAGTTGAAAACATCTCAAAATTTTTAAATTTATATTTATCATCATTAGCTTCTAAATCATTATAAATATTAGTTAAAGATTGCCTTATATCCTCCTTTGACATTTTCTTTTTTTTCTTATCACTTAACGCATATGCTTGAACTTGAAAAAAATTAATTCTTTTTTTTATTGGTTTATTAGACATAATAATTCCTCCATATAAATTAATATCTATAATCATTCTATAATATTTTCTATAATAAACAACTTATTTTTCATCTTAATTATACCTATACAAAAAAAATAGTATCTCTGTATTGTTCTTTAAACTCCTTTAAATAGCATTTAAACAAAAAAGCTCTCGTTTGAGAACTTTTTTAAAGCATACATCATTGAAGGGAAAGTAACGTCTTTCATCAAAACCTTACGATACCATAATACCACCAAATGAGGGGAGAATCTTCCACATAGATGCACTTTTTTACTGTTTTTCTAATAAATTTTTTAAAATATTGTCAGCTTTTCGATATAAGCTTTTGATGTTAGTAATGTTGTAACGTTCCATGCATTGATGCTTTGGAAGATTGTAATAAAAATCTTCAATGAACTTTCTATCTAGCGCATCCATATGATCAAGATAATACCCAACAGTTTCAATACGCACATTCCAAAATTCAAGTTCTTCTTCAAAAGAATCATTGCCATATTCTTTGATGTAGTTATCAACTGCATTTTTCAACTCATCTTTTTTAGCAATCAGATGATTGTACTTATCAACGCTATCCTGAACAAAGCCACCTAATCCATCACTTTTACCAGGAGACTTGATTTGACTTAATTTTCCCTCTACCTCTAAAAGCTCATTTTTAAGCGATTTGAGAGGAGTTTCATACTCCTCAATTAATTTGTCACGTTCTTTGATTAAACTCTTATATACACGAAATTCATTGCGCATAATTGATAATGTGTGTATTGGTATCATCTATTATCCTCCTTCTTAACATTTCTTAACTGTTTTTCTTCTTCTTTTAGTACCGTTTTTTCTGCAATCTACAGATTTTTTTACATCTTAATTTTTATTAATCACAGCACCTTTCCATAAAATAAATCGAACATGGGATTCTTTCTTTTTCTGTTGCAGTAATCACTTACTGTTTGCCTTGAAATAAATAACTTCTTTGCTGCTTCTCTAGTTGATTTGTAATAACAGTCATTTATTGCATCATAGATAATTACCTTTCGATTTCTGTTTCCATAATGAAGTCCTGTTTCTCTTCGTGTAGCCAATCGAAGATTTGCCAGACTGTTGTCACTTCTAATCTTGTTTTTATGGATGATGTTATATCCATCAGGAATAGTTCCAACAAATAACTCATAAATGATTTTTGAAACCGTATGAGCTTGGCCATGTATTTTTAAAACAGTTTTTCCTGAAGATTTATGAATATATGGGCATAACAAATATTCACTGCCATTTTTATAAACATGCTTTGCTCTTCCAAAATTTGAAAAGAAATATCCATCTTTGTATTCTTTCCAGTATTCACCTTTTTTCTTATCAACCAATCTTTTGACTGTCATAACTAGAACCTATTCCCAATATAATCTAACAAACTTGGTTGATCTTTACACATTCTCAAAGAACAACGTTTCTTGTCTTGATTGAAATATTTACAAGATGGACATTTCTTACGATCAACTGGTTTTGCTACGTCTTGTTTTCTCATTTTGAATCACCCTCACTTACTGGACTATGTTCTAAATTCCACTCCCTTGGTGCTTTACTCATACATCTACAAACGGGATCAAGCTTACAATCTTTACACTCATCATGAGAATAACAGTAATTTTTAAGAGCTTGTAATGAAACGTAATCATCAATGTTAGTTGTTTTAATCATTCTAATTCCTCCAATCGAATGTATATACCTGGTATGTCCGCCCAGAACTTTTCAATCAGCTCACTGGCCACTCTTGAATCATTTACATAGAAACCTAACCTTTCCATGATATCCTTCAATGCTTTATTCAAATCATCCGTATCAGGCTTAGTATATTTATACTCCCCATCATGATGTTTACCAGTAGCTGGAAAACACCATCTTACGATTAATCTCAAAGGACCATCAAAAGGCTTATCAGGAATATGTGGTATCAAATGAGCTTTCAGTTTTTCTTTTGCACTTTTAAGTTCTGGTGGATCATAAAACTTCTTTGTGCCCATGTTCACCTTATGCTGTTGAGCAGTTGTAGTAGGTGGAATCATAGGCATGAAAAATTCAATTTTTCTTTTTTTATTTTTCTCCATTTTTTTACTAGGGTGCTCTAGGTTTGGTGCCCTCTATCGTGCGGGGTGAGTGTTCGTCGTGCGTAAGCTGTCGCACGACACTTACCCCCGCGTTAGAGGGGTGCGCCAAAAATATTTATATATATTTATATATATAGGTCGAACACACGCAGGGGTAGAACCTGCGCCACACTTGGTCGAGCGCACCCTTAATCATCCTTTCTTCTAATGCATTTCTTACCTTCTTCACTATAGTAAGTTTCAAAATTTGCAACTAATTCCTCGTTAGCCTTTTTTGTATTTCCTAACCAACTTAATAAAGTTTTTGAAGTAATTCCTATCTTTTCCGCAAGCTCATCAGCAGGCACTTCTCTACCCTCTATTTCAATGTTTGAGAATTCTATTTCAAACTGATTTACTTTCTTGTTTTTAGCTTTAGCTGCTTGTTCTTGTCTTCTTTCTTTAGCCTTTTCCCATTGAGGTTTGACATCATCAGGATCAATATCTTGAAGTGCTCCATCTTCATCCAATACATGTACTGGATATTCAAAATAAAGGTTAACTGGCGGAAACTTTGAGAACTCTCTCAATGTTCCTTCAATTCTCCATGCAGTAATTGATGTAGCTTTTGAACGTGCTTCGTTAACAAGATTATCAAGTTCTTTGTAGTAGTCATGGCCAAGCTTACTTTTACAAAAATCAATCATGATAGTTTGTGATAAAACATCATCTTGAGATAGTTCATTTAAAAGTTCAGGTCTATGTTCTTTTAAGTAATCGACACAAACTCTACATGCACTCATATTTCTTAACTGTTTGTAATGTGATTCATTTAGTTCCAATTCAATTAAATCTAGCAATGCATCAGGATCACGTGCAAATACACCTGAACCACTAGCGCGGTCCATACTTCTTTTACCACCTTGAGAACCTTTCGAATGGTGATGGCAGTAGATTACTGATGTGCCTAACTCATTACAAATCTTGTCAAACTGGTTACAGAAATTAGCCATTTGGTCGGCACTGTTTTCATCTCCAGTAATAACTTTGTAAATTGGATCTATGACTACTGCTATATAATCCTTTTTAGAAGCTCTTCTAATCAATTTAGGAGCAAGTTTATCCATAGGAATAGATTTACCCCTTAAATTCCAAATATCGATATTAGACAAGAAATTAGGCTTAATGCCAAGCGATTTATAAACATCCTTGAATCTATGCAAACATGATGGTCTATCTAACTCCAAATTGACATACAATATTCTTCCTCGAGCACACTGCCATCCAAACCATTTTGTTCCTTCAGCAATCGCGATACACATCTCAATCAATGCAAATGACTTACCTGCTTTACTAGGTCCAGCAATAAGCATCTTGTGTCCTTGTCTTAGAATTCCTTCTATTAATGGTGGTGCAAGTTGAGGCATATCGTCCCAAAATTCACTCAATGATTCAGGATCAGGTAAATCATCATTGATGCTTTCAATCCATTCATACCACTCTTCCCAGGAACTTTTACCAATGTTGGTATCAACAAGAAATTGTTTTCTTCCATTTCTTGTAATTCCTGGCATTCTTGAAAGTCTTGAAGGGTTTCTATTTTGAGTATCAACATCTAGTCCATTCTTTTTACAAATGTTATAGAGATAATCAACACGCTTACGATATTCTTTCATATCTGCAGCTTCGATTCTAACAATCGCATGTAGGCTTTTACCACCTGAATGAACTAAACAAGCTATCGGAAGTTCCAATTCTCTTAATACTGCGTTTTGTTCTTCGATTGCCATTGAATCACTTTCTACAAGAGCATATTTGAAATCGGACACGTTTTGGTTCTTACAGCCTTTTCCATCTAACGGGTTAAATCGTATCCATGCACCTGCTTCTTCGTTGTAGTCACCTAAAACTGCACCTATATCGCCTTTGCAATTATTCAACTGTTGTATAAGTTTTCCTGCAGTTCTATCCCAGCACCCTTGTGTTGGCAGATGTTTTTCATCTTTAAGCCATGTTTTGGTTACATAGCCTACATTTTCAGTAGAATCAAAAAGTGTTTCCAGATAAGTAATTAATTCAGCTACTGGATTCCAGTTAAGAGGTTCTTTGACCTCTTTCCCTTCAATCCAATTCTTATCAACTATGACCTGTTCATCTTTATCAATAACATCATTCCAATCAAGTTCATGCCCACTTTCTTTTATTGGTGGAACCCACCCCTGATTTTTAGCATACTGAACAATAGTTCCGCCTGTTACACCTGAACCAGTAAAAGACTCCCATTTTCTATAGCATTCATTTTTATGATATCTTTTAGAATCACGTTGACTCCAGTAGTCCCAGTCACTTGCTTTATAACTTTCATATTTGAGTGCCATTCCAACATTGCACCATTCCTGATAGTCAAGCAAAGAAGGATCTATATTATTCAGTATTTCTAATAAATCAGTTGTATACTCCATTGTTAATCTCCTTCTTTATAAGTTGCTGGATCTATTCCATTAGGAACTCTCCACCCTGAAGCAGCTATTCTATTGATTAATTTTCTAGCTGATTCAAATGACCATGTGCCTACTTGTTTAAATCCTTTATTTTCAAGAAGTCTTATTTGTTTAGGTGTTGCTAAGCCTTCTTCTTGTCTTTTATGTAATCTATCAAGTAGCAATGTTGCTTTTCCTGCATTATCCACACTATCAGGATAGATTCCATATTTTTCTAATGCTTTAATTTGTTTCTCACTTGCTGGTGCCATTTCCCAACCAAATGTAGGAACGTAACTTTGTAGGTCTTGGTCCATAATACTCATTTCAAATTGCAATGGATCAACAAGCTTTCTTTTTCTTTTACGCATTTCAGCAAGCTGTTTAGCAAGTGATTCTTCCCTTTGAGCAACGACATCACTTACAGCTTGTTCTTCAGCTTCTTCTATATCTATGGCTTCAAGTACATCTTCAGGAAGTGCTGAACTTGCCATTGTTTCTAAATTTTGTGTCATTTTCTTGGCTACTTCCTCGTTTTCACAAATCAAGTTGGCTGGATGACATAGTTCATGTCGTTCCGTATGCCACAAGAAATCTAGTAGTAATAGGTGGTCCTTGCCTTTACATAGACGAGTACCCCTCCCTACCATTTGACAATTACCTAAAATTGCAACTTTACCATGTCTTCTTGTTACCAATGTTCCTAATTCATTTTGTACACACCAACATTCCTCATTGGTATGTTCTTCTTTTACCCATTGTGAATGTTTAGAAAGTTTTATTCCAATTTTTACATAATTTTGTTTTTTTATATGCAATGTCCACAAATCACAGTGTCTTACTTTATTAGCTTTTTCAACAGAAATAGATGCTCTATATCCTCTATGTATGGCCATCAATTGTAATCTTTCAATAAAAGTTTTATTTCCTTTCCCAATATGATAAGAAATCCATTTATTTTTACGCCCATCACCATGATTAATTGCTTCAAGCATTATTTCAAATTGTTCTGTTGTCATATCAAATAATTTTTCACTCAAATCTTTTGACAAATAGGGTTCCAAACGTCCCCATCCTGTTTTATCTTTATCTCTTCCACGAGGAGCACCTTTTGATATAGTCCATATAACACAATCGCCATGAGCATTCCAATGAACGTTGAGCCTTTTAATCGTTTTCTTTGTATATTTAAATCCACATTCTTCTATACACTTTGTAATTTCTTTACAATATTCCTTTTGCTGTTCACCTTGTGTAATAGTAATTTGATTATTTAATTTATTGATCGTACCATCTGTCATTACCCAACCAATAAAAGTTAATTCAGCAGGAGTCAAAGGAACTCCTTTAAACTGATTATTTCCACAAACTGGAATATACGCTCCATCTTTTAAATTCGCCACATACTCAGCTTCAGCAATTTTCCAACCTTTTCTACGTCGATTGTCATAAAGCATACGATGTTTATTGGTTACACGAATATCAGAAGATTGTCCTTTGATAGAACAAAAATATTCATCTTCACCTAATTTTCTTCTAACTTTAGCTAATGCTGGAACGTATTGGATAGTATTAGTATTTATATCAAAAGCTGCAACTTTTTCTCCAATGTCAACATCTTTCTTCCATCCGTTTGTGGTTAATATTTCAGTCTCCGTATCTAAACAATAAAGACTTCTCACCTTCGTTGGTCGCAAAACGATAATGCAATCTACTGATGGACAATCCCATCCTTCAGTTAGAAGCATTGAATTACATAAAACGTTATATTTATCATTTTCAAAATCTTTTAGTATTTCTGCACGATCTTTACTGTCTCCGTTGACCTCAGCAGCTTTAAATCCATTATTATTTAGAATATCTCTAAACTTTTGAGAGGTTTTTACTAAAGGTAAGAAAACAACTGTCTTTCTATCTTTACAATACTTTTTCATTTCTTGAGCTATCTGTTCAAGGTATGGATCTAACGCAGTCCCTATATCACTTACCTTGAAGTCACCAGACTGAACTCCGACCCCGGACAAATCCATCTTTAGCGGTAACGTAAGTGCCTTTATAGGTGTTAGATAACCTTCTTTGATAGCTTTTGGCAATGTGTACTGATAAGCTAGACTTTCAAAGTAGCTTCCTAAATTTTTCATATCTCCTCTATCAGGTGTAGCAGTTACACCTAAAACTTTAGCTGTATCAAAATATTCTAAAACTTTTTGATATCCACTACTTAAACAATGGTGCGCTTCATCAATAATAATCGTGTCAAAATAATCTTTAGGAAACTGTTCTAAACGATTTTCTCTTTGCAACGTTTGAACGGAACCGACAACAATCCTAAACCAGCTTCCTAGGCAAGTCTCACTTGCTTTTTCAACAGCACATTTAAGACCTGTAGATTTGGCAATCTTATCGTTTGCCTGGTCTAAAAGTTCTCCTCTATGTGCCATAATAAGAACTCTATCCCCTGATTTAACACAGTCTTTAGCAACTTCCGCAAAGACTATCGTTTTTCCACATCCAGTAGGCAAAACCAAGAGAGTCTTTTGGACTCCCTTGTTCCATTCTTCAAATATCGAATCGTGTGCCTCTTTTTGGTATGGTCTTAATTCCATTAGAATTGTCCTGCACTAAAAGTTGGTTTTTGAGGTGCTTCATCTTTTGGATAGAATTTTTTGATGTCATTGTATTCATTTCCGTTATAAGTTCTTGTACCGATTTTACATCTTCCAGTTGACCCAGGAACTGATGGCCAGTTCATTCTTAATGGTTCACCTTTTTTCTTTTGGCCGATTCCTCTAAAGAAAGCACTCAATAAACCTTCCACTTTTGAATGAAGGAATAATTTATGTTTAATAATTACTTCTTGCCCATTGTAATCAATAGCAATGTCGACAGTTACTTGATTACAAGCAGGCATTTTTTCTGAACCATTAAATTTTGTTCTTTCCATTCCTTTGACTACAAAATCATAATCATCAGGTGGTAAGATAATAAACTCACCATCATTTTCAATGATTCCATCCCAATCTAATTCATGTCCGTTATCAATTCCTCTGTTATCCATTTATATTTCCTCCTAAAATTCTCTTACATTTGTATTAATAAATTCTAAAATTTGTGGCCATGCTCCTATCAATACTCCATTAATAAAGTTTGGATCATAATTTTCAACAGGTGTATCTTCAGGATAATAGCCTTTCATGCTCACTGCTTTTCTGATTTCTTTTTCAGTTACTAAACTTTGACTCATTAAATCTTTCAATGCTGTTGGCAATTTATTTTCATCTGTTTGTTGTACTACATTTGCATTTTCAGTTGGCACTGCTTCTTGAATACCACCTTGTTGCAATTCTTTTTCAACTTTGATTTCTTCAACTACTGGTTGTTGTTGAGGAACTGTATTTGTAACAGGTGGAACAGTTACAGCTGGTGTTACGTTTGTTTGATTATTGAATAAATGAGCAATTGCTGAATAATCAAGTGGCAATTCTTCAGGTAGATCATCTCTATTTTTTGCATCCCAACACGGATGATGCGTAGTGTACATAACACGTTGACCGCCTTGAGCTTTATGCTTTTTACCTTTATCATCAACTGCAACACTGAATGTTTTGTAGTTGGCAAACAAAACCATATCAGCCCACTCTTTAGTAATTGGAGCAGTTTGTGCTGTTGTCTTTTTACCTAACTTCAACTCATAACGATCATATGCTCCCATTTCATTAGGTTGTTCAAATTTACGAATAATTGCATGAGCTGTTAGAACAACATTGATATTGGCCACATCTACTACATCTTGGAGAAGATTTAGAAATCTTCCCCATTCTTCCGCAACATATGTATAGCCAGTACCATATCCAAATTCTTCTACTCCTGATTTACCATGTCTTGAGCAGACAGCTTCTGTACATAATCTTTCGGCCCAGTCAGCAGTATCGATAACAAGTGTTTTACAAGGACGATTTTTGATAACTGATTTAACTTCATCAATTAATATTTGCCAGCTTGTTGGCTTAGGCAATCTTCTTACATTGTATTTTTTAGTAGAACCTTCAGTATCAATAAATACTGGATCAGGAAATTTTGATGCAAATTTTGTTTTTCCAATCCCTTCAGGTCCATAGAAAACAACTTTTTGAGCACCGTTTACTACTCCTTCGGTAATTTCAAAAAAATTCATTAGAATTCACCTGCTTTCCATTGTGTTTTACTACTTTCTACTGCTGATTGAACATCTTCTTTAACATATCCATCTTCGATAATAACTGAACATTCATCACCAGTAGAAACTCTTGTAGCAATAGCTTGCAATCCTTCTTGTTCGAGCCATGCATTGAACTCTGTTAAAGTTTTTAGATCCATTTGTTCTAGCTTGTCTAATAAGACAAAACCGCAATCAGGATTTAATTTACGAACAATAGCAGTAGAAACTCTTAATTGGTCGCTGCCACTCATACTGTCCCATTTTTTACCTTTATAAGTTAATTCATTATCATCAATACTTAATTCAGGTAGTGGTAAATCTGCATTGTTCAATAGATCATATTTTTGTTTACGAACCTCATCTATTTGAAGTGATAAATTATCATATTGAGCTTTGTAACCTTTAGCTTCTTCTTCAGCTTTTTCTTTATCTAAATTAGCTCTAATTTTGCGATTGACTTCTTCAATTTCGGCCAAGTTCTTTTCTAATTCATCAGTTGATTGGTCTTGTAAATCCAATGCATCTGTCTTGGCCATGCTTAAATCGTAAGTTGCCTTATTCAACTCTTCATTTTTTTGTTGAAGCATTTGTTCAAGACGAGCTACTTCATCAGTTAATGTCTTAACTTGATACTCATATTGAGTAACCTTTTCTCTTTTTCTTTGGTTCTCACCATTTTTGGCAAGAATAGCTTGTTGCTGATTAATCAATTCTTGAGGACTGATTATGTCTGCAGGAACTCCTTCATAAAACAATTGTTCTTTAGCAAATTTTGCTTTTTGGTCAGCAATACGTCCTACAGTTAATCTTTCTTGATAAAGCTCATTTTCTTTGTGATTGAATACAGCCAATTGATCTCCAACACCAATGATATTTAGCAATACATTTGCCTTTTCTTTATTGGATTTATTCATAAATGCAGGCAAATTAAGTGCTAACTGTTCAATGAATGAATCCAATAATGTTTGGCCAGCTTTTTTACCTGATGGATCAGTAACTTTTAAGGAACTGTTCTTTCCTTTTCTTTCAACAATGATTCCATTGCTTAAAGTAACTTTTAATAAAGGCGGAATTGTTGAACCTTCCCTTACAGCGTTGCTAGGTTTATTTCTATCCCCGCCTAATGCCCAAGCGATACTATCTAATACCGAAGTTTTACCTTGATTGTTATCCCCACCAATGATTGTTAGACCATTTTGTGTTGGGTCTATCTTGACGGCTTTAATTCTTTTAACATTTTCTAACTCTAATGCATTAATCTTCACTGACATCTTTACTTTCCCCTTTGTCCATTTCTTCAATTTTATTTTCAATAAGCTCTTTTAATGTATTCGTACATTTTTCGAACTCATTTGTTGCTGATTTATAAATATCCTTTACTTGTTTTTCTGAAATACCGTATGATTCACTTAAGAAATCATTTCCGCTACTTCCTAATCCTGCCTTCATTTCAAGGGCAAGATTGTCATCTTCATCATAGTAAACTGTAGATAGCAATCTGATAATGTTCAATTCAGGCTTTTCTTTAGGCCCAAAAATTAAATCCTTTCCACTGATTTTTGCTACTTCAATATCTTTTGCACCCGCATCTTTAGCAGCTTGAATAATACTTTCTAGAAACTTATCCATTTTTATTTCTCCCTCTTGATGTATATTTCTTTGTACTTGACACCAAAGCTGTTACTTTGATGTTCCACCCATACGTCAATGACATTATTTTTAACTGCTCCTCCACAATCTTCAGCCACGTAAATTTGGCCATCAATCATGATTTCACTTCCATATGGGATTATTTTAGGGTCTACAGCGATTGTATGATTGACTTGAGCTCTAACTCCTGTAGCGGTTAGATCTCCATACTCATCTTCTCCGTACCAATATGCGGTAATTCTAAAGACCCCTAGAGCTTTTCATTTAGAAAGCTCTTCAACTTCTTTTTGTAGTTGATCCTTTTCAACTGCAATACACTCGTACATTGCTTTGTACTTTGTATATTCTTGAAGCTGACCTTGCATATCATTGAGTTCATCCTTGTACAACTCAATTTGTTTACTTTGTTCTTCATACTTTGCTTCTACTGATTTAGCTTGAGCATAACCAGTTCCTGCAAAGATTAAACTTGCTACACAAGCACCAAACAATGTAACCTGTGCTTTTTGAGTTAATCTCATATTGCAAATCCTCCTGATTTTATTTATAATTTGGTTGGTTATGTTGTGTGTCCTTTATAAGGGCACTTTTTTCATTTAAAGAATTAAGTAATGCAATAATCAACTCTTCACTAGGACTTTTATTGAAATGATTCATATAATCCTCAAATGCTTTTCTAGGAATATGTACATTTCTTCTCTTCCCTGAAGCATCAACACTTCCAGGAAATGTACCTTGTTGGATAGCATTGATTATGAACTCCCTGCTTTTGTGAGTTATCTTCATTACTTCTTCAATTGAAATATTGAATTCATCATTCATGATCATCACCCCTTGTAATAACAATGTAGTATTCTTCACATTCTAGAAGTCCTTTGCCTACTGTCTTTGTAAAGAGCTTTGCTTTTAGATCAGTATCTTTAAATGATGTTTGATTCATTTCATTAATAATACGTTTAGCGTACTCACTATCACCATACCAAGGAATTTTTACAGGCTTT